GCTCCTTTTGAACCTTCTCCATCAACCGTCCCACTAATATCATAACTGTCACAACCAAAAGCCCCCATATGTTCATTTCCAGGATATCGTATACCATTTTTTAATACTACTTTGTTTTGTATTTGTTGAGGTGGTACCCAACTTACTTTAAACCTACCTTTTCGATCTGGATAAAATATTACTTGAGAATCCTTAACCCCATTCACCCATTGAAAATTACCTTGAGTAATACCTAGCGTGCTTGACATCTCCTCGTTGTAATCTATTTGTTCGTATATTTTAACTAAGTTAAATATACTATTTTTTGTTTCGTCTCTAAATGCGTGCTCCGTTGTTCTTGGAAACTGACGATAGAATTCGTTTAAACTATCTTGATCTCCTTTTAGTCCATCTGCTTCATTCTCCCAATGATCAACAACACCAACATCTATCAGTTCACCATCTGGCGCGAGTCTTCTGTTGTTTGGATTAGTAAAGACAGGAACTCCGTATTCATCAATAAATCCTTCGTAGTTCCACTCCATTGGGATAAACAAAGAATATAAACCAGATTTTGTCTGGCCATTTCTATTTCTCTTCTTGACATCTGAGTCTTCATATAATCTCTTAAAATTACTACCTCCCTTGTCTAAAGAGTTTGATGTTGAACCCATCATACACTTACCAATAATTCTACTACCTAATCTAAGACAAGTTTTTGTAACCCTCCAGTTATTTAGTATATTATCAGGTCTCTCCCACTTACCACTTTCATCATGGACTAATAACGCTAATTTTTCACCATCATAGCTATTGTCACCCGTATTCTTCCAATCAATAGTGGTATCCAACCCCATTAACTCTTCAAGCTTCTCTTTACTTTGAATTTTACGTCTAGTAAACTTAGAAGCTGGAACCCTATAAGCTAACTCGCTTTTAGGTCTATCCATACCATCTTGTATTGGTTTGAAGAAGAAAGGATAGTTTATAGATATAGGTACAACCTTATCTGTAAACATTTTCTTAGCATCAGCACCACTCTTTGATAGTATTCCATATCTACTATCACTTGATATTGTAGCGAGGTTAACTGTTTCTGCAGAACTCATGAAAGAAAATCCAGAACGTCTATTTTTTAAGTAGCACATTCCATAACATCTCTTATCAGCTTTGCAAGCTTCCCAAAATATAAAGAACAACCTGTTGGCCTCTCTAAAATCAGGGGCACCAACGTCAATTTTACTCCATTGTAGATACATGTAGTGTGTTCCAACTATATAAGTATCTACTCCATTATTTTTAAACCAAAAACCCTCGTCTCTTCTTTTAAACTCTTCATCAATGTAATCGTGCCATTGATTCTTTTGCTCCTCTGGATAATCTCTCCAATCAAATATATTTTTGAGTTTAGAAAGCTCTTTAGGATACTCTATTTTTTTCCACTTGTCTAATTCTGTTTTGTACACTTGCACTGGTACTTTTGGCAAAGCAACCCGCAAATTTTGTATTTCATATATATCACCAATTTGACCAGTTTTTGATATAACGATAATATCATGTTCTTTATTGTATCCATATTCCCATTTTTTACCTTTGTTCATACGACTAATTGTCGTACGCTTTATAGGTTCGATTATTTTATATAAACTTTGCTCGTAACTCATTTCGATCTGCCTTCCGCGAAGCCCTTAAATACCTTGTCTTCTTCTTTTTCAAGTGTCTTTCCTTCCAGAAGATTTTCTTCTTCTTGGATTCGGTTGAGAATTTCGAATGCGTCAAATATAGCTAGTTTTTTAGTAGCTGCAGCATTCTTCAATCTGTCCGCTGTTATATCGTCACCACTATCTACAATAGCTTCTTTAGCAACCTTAATAAGCTCTTCAACTGCCTTATGCCCAGCTTGGATTATACTCTTCTTCGTCTCCTTGATATTCATATTTAATTGTAATAAATTTAGATAGAGCTCTATACATTCTTATTCCATCGACAACAAACTCATAGGTTGATACAGGATCAAAACCTACTAAGTCACCAACTTCTGCTATTCCATCAGAATACTTTACGACGCCTAACAAGGGTCTCTCTGATTCTACATTGAATTGATCAACTGCTTTTAACGGCTGAACAAAACAATATCCAGGTAAAGTCTTCCAATCATCGTTTCCTTTATATAGAAATATCTGATCTTCTTGGACGATGTATTGATTGTCTTTGAAATAGCTTTTACTGTTTCTCTCAACACCTTTAACATCGTGCCATCTTCGAAAAACGTTATGATGAACCAGAACGGTGTCACCCTCTTTAATATCAGTATTATTTATCCTAGGCGTACTTAGTACTACAGCTTCTCGGTTTACATACTGATGATTGAAGACTTCAGTGTTAACTACTAAATCAACATCACCAACTTTAACGGTATTATTATATCTTTCGCCTTTTGGCTCAATTACAAAACCGTATATACTCTTCATTAGTATTGTAGATTGTATTCTACCGAAACTGCCATATTCTTATTGAAGTCTTTCCAAGGAAGAACGTTATCTCCTTTTTTAATATAAACAGAGAACTTAGTCTCTTCTTCTATAATATCGCAGATAGTATGACCACCATACACTTCTTGCCCCACGGCGTAGTGCATAGCGTCACTCTTATAGTCTTTACCAATACTAATCTTTCTTATCAGCTTTGCCATTTTCTGGATAGTTTATAGTTCCGTCTTGGATATTAACGTCAAAAGTACCGTAGTCTTTTTCAAACTCTGATTGTAGTGCAGCCAAGCTATCTCTTAATCCAGCTATATTATGCATCATCTCATGTTTTTTTATCTCGTTCATTCCAATCTCTAATTGACCTCTGTTAATACCATTTACCGTATCTTGAACTTTCTTTAACTGATCGTCAGTTATTTTCTCAGGTTTAATACCTTTAAGTTCTTTAATTTTTGCGTTTGTTCCTTTTGCCATTTTATTTAATTTAAGTTAATTTAATTGTTGTTTATTTTATGTTTTACCAGTTATAAAATCACCACTCGCCATGTTTGTCATTGTTATTCTTCTATTATTGCCCAAGTTTCTCTTGCCATTTCAACTAATATTTCAGCGTGAGTGTATGTTGTTTTACCATTTAAAAAAGATGGTTGGTTTCCATTATATTTTACAACTCCTTTGCTATCATCTAAACTATATCTTAATATAGCGGCATTTCGGTTTAATAATTGCGAGAAATCTATAGTAGAATTTTCGTCTGTAATTTCTGATTTATTTAATATTACGTATGTTGCCATTTATTTATTTTTAATCGTCAGGTGTATCTGTACTAAACGTAGCGTCAGCGGCTAAAGTTCCATTATTTCCATTTCCACTATAATCAACAACAGTAGTACCACTCCCATCGTTCATTTTCCAATACGCTACTAAATCTGAAGCATTGTCGTAAACTTTTGCTCCTATTGTTCTGTCAGAAGTTAAATCAAATGGTATGCCAAGATTATAAATAACTTCTACAGCATTAGCATCCAAAGCAGCATCCCATATTGCTACTTGATCAAAACTACCAGTAGTAAAACTACTAGCGCTACCATTATTATTATACGCGCCTACATATGGATTAATACCTGTCGTATAATCATCTTGCTTATCCTCCAATAGTGCAGCATCTTCTGTGGATGCAATCTTACTTCCATTTACAAATAAAACACAAGTAGCATTGCCAGAACCACTATGTGTTACGGTTGCTACAATATGTTTCCAATCATTTGGACCATTAGCAAAAGCAGGGGCATCGCTTTCCTGAATAACAAAATCATTATTAGCTTCAAGTTTGAAATACAACAAACCTGTATTTGCTCTACAAGCAAAATTAATCCCATCTGTAGAATCTGCATTTTTAGTTCCAAATAAAATTTGATGACTGCTAGTTCCCCCATCAGTTAGTTTTAACCAAAAACCAATAGAAAACGAATCTCTAAAAGTAGATTGGAAAGTGTCACCTGTGTCCATAAAATCACCTGTCCCATCTAATGATATACTATACAGTTGTTCGTGCTCAGACGAATACAATAAACTATTTCCTAATCCTAACATTATGCTCTGTTTCTATAATCTGGTCTTGGCGCTACGTAAACCACAGCAGATCCAGAGTGCAGCTCTACATTATCCCACATACCATAAATAGTAATGCCTTTTGGAAAAACATCTGCATTAACTATTGCGTCAGAGTCATCGTTAGTTTCAGCGGTAGTATCTACGTCTGCAGTTTTATTCCACGCAACATCTATTGCTATTACGTCGGTACCTACAAAAGCTGTATTAGCCATACCCATACCAACACCACCGTCAAGAGATTCTAAAGCCTCAAAAGCCACGTCTGTTATCATCGTAACAGCGCAAACATAATATTTAGCTGTTGCAGCTGTTAAAAGAAGTTTAGCGCCATCACCTTTTAAAAACGTAGACCCAAATTGGCCAAAGCCATAAGCTACATCTGTTGAATTTTGTCCCATAATTTTATTTTTTTACTTTTTCTAATGATCGTCCGCCAAAATAAGCACCGATCACGGTTATTAATACTAATTGAAGTAAATCCACCCAAGATGAT